ATTTGCAATATATTATGACAATGATTATGAATTACATTTAGGGAGACCTTAATGGCTTGGACTGAAAAAAATAAATATAAGCCTCCGTATTCTAAAGAAATACAGGATTGGCTTGACAAAGGTGGTAAAATTACAGTTGTACCTCCTAAGGAATCAGCTAAAAAGCTAGAAAAAATGAGAGGGCAGAAATATAAAGGCCCTGAAATTATGTATCGACGAAATAAAACTAAGGAGGATTTATGAATAAAATTGAAAGGTCAACTAGAAACTGGCTAAACTTTTTATATTTTATAATATCATTTATGGTAGTATGGGAGCTTGGTCAATTATGGGTGTGATAACAAGTTTAAGTGAGTCTCAACTTAGAGACCAAGCCGCTTATTATATTAATAATAATGATGAACATAATATGTCTAAGAACGATGACATAATTCGGCATATGATTTCTGCTAATGGTGAAAGGATTATTCGTAATATGACCAATGGTTCTATTAGGCATGGTCCTGGCTATGATGTTATTGGTGCTAATGGAGAAACCTATGAAGTAAAAGCCACAGCCTCAGCTAAGACCGGTGATTTTTCTGTTGGTGGTTTATTAACTAAAAAAGGCAAGTGTGATTATATAGCTATTGTTGATATGATTAATGGAAGAGTATCAATCATTCCAGAAAAAACATTTTTTAACCGAGCAAAGCTTTCACATTTACATGGAGGTTCATTTCGTTGGAAAAACGATTATGAATCATTTAATCCAAATACAATGAATGGATATAATGCTGGGCTATTTGCTGAGTTTGAAATAAAATCAAAAGTATTTAAAAATATTGCTGGTGAATTCCGGTTAGATAATAATTTCCAACCAACATTATGGGGGCACAATGACTGAAAAAATATCAGGCGCAGGCCACTGGAGACCAGAAGTAAAAATTATTCGTGGTAAAACAATTTATGAATTAGAAGGAATTAAGCTTAGGTCTTGTCGACTTTGGTTAGACGCAAAAGGATTTCATCCATTTCTAGACCAAGAAGATTTGACTAAACCAGATTTAGAAAAAAGCATGGGCTGTCCATATAATGAATTACCCGATGATGCATGGTGGTCAATGGATAAATATGACCGTGAATTAGCAAGGAGAAGTAAATATGCGCAAAAGTAAAATCCTAAGATGTGTTAGGGACAAAGTTATATTAACTGATTGCGATGGAGTTCTATTAGATTGGGAATACCATTTCTATAAGTGGGTATGGGAGACTCATGGACTAGAGCAAAAGCAAAGTATATACAGTGTTGCCAAAGCTTTAGAAATACCTTGGAAAGATAGTGCTTTATTAATTAAAGAATTTAATGAATCTGAAATGATGAAGAAATTATCTCCATTACGGGATGCTGTTAAATATGTCCGCAAATTACATGAGGAGCATGGATATATATTCCATATTATTACTTCACAAAGTGATGACCCAACTGCTCAAGATTATAGAAAAGAGAATTTATTTAATGTCTTTGGAGATGTTTTTGATGGATTTACTATACTTAAGACCGGACAAAATAAAGACAAAGTCCTTGCTAAATGGGAAGGCACTGAATGTTTTTGGATTGAGGACAAAGTAGCAAACCTTGAAATGGGAGAGGTTGCTGGACTTGAAGGAATTCTAATGGACCACCATTGGAATAAAGATTGTATTGATTTTAAAAGAGTCAAAACATGGAAAGAAATTTATAATATTATTACAGGAGAATAGATGGTAAATTTAGTAACCAATAAAACTGAAGAGACTGAGCACTTGCGTGGTCAATCACGTTTTTATGTTGCTGGTTGGATAGCAAACCGTGAGTGTGAAAACCCACAAGAAATGCCTAAGGAATGTGAGGGTAATATTGTTGTTGAAAGATGGCATGAGGAATACCTTACAGGCTACGGTGATTCTGTTGCAAATGGCGAATGTCTAATGAACAGATAATATAAATAACTTTATCGTGGAGAATAATATGGCACTATTAGAAGATGTAGTTGATTTTTGTAAAACAGAATTGAATATTCCTCAAGAGGTTTTAGTATCAGTTGAGGTAGAAGATATATCAGAAGATAATGTTAAAGGTTGGACCACTGACTCAGCCGAGAATGATGAGTATGATATAGAAATAGATACAGGTCTCGGATTCAAAGAAACAATCATAACGGTCTGCCATGAAATGGTACACGTTCTCCAATTACACGAAAATCGTGAGCTTGATGAAAATGAAGCTTATGAAAAAGAGGAATTACTTTATAGAAAGTATATAAATAATTCCTAGTAGCGCCCCTACTATAAAAAGGGTTTTATTTAAATAAAAAAAGGAAATACATATGTTAAAAAAACTACTAGCTGCGACGGCGGCAATGGCAATATCTGCAACAACGTTTGCTGGTATTAGTCTTTCGGGTTTGTATGAGGGTACACTTGATTCACATGGTGCTTACACTCAAGACATAACAACTACTATGAAAGGCACATCTGGAAGTTCCACAGTTACTGTGGTTTTGGATGGAGCATTTGATATAGATGATATGTATGTAGAAACTACTACTGGTCCTCTAACATTTACGTTAGGTGACAAGTCTGGGGATGACCCGGATGTAGTATCTATCGGTGTTACAGCAACATCAGGTGGATTTACAGTAGGACTTAGTCAAGACTCAGGTGAAAATACCGAACTTAATGTTGGTGGCGCACTTGCAGGTATTACATTTAATGTGACAGATGTTACTAATTCTGAAAGAGAAACCACAGCTACTTATGAAGTTGCTGGTTTAAAAGCTACAGTTGTACATAACACAGTTACAGCAGGTAATAACATTGATACAACAATCGCGACTACACTTGCAGGGTTAACCCTAAGTGCTAATCACGATTCAAATGCAGATGGCACCTCGGAAAATGGTGGTTCAGTATCTAAAGCTTTAGAAGGTTTAGGTACAGTCAAAGCAGAAATGTCTAAGACAGGAGCTGGTGTTACAACTAAAACATTTAGTTTAACACGTGGTATCTGGACAGGCGAGTGGGAAAAAGTAGGAAGCGCAGATGGCGTAACCTCTCTTAAAGCTAGTCTAGCATTTTAAAAAAACTTAATTATTAAGTAATTTCTGGGGATTTGGTAACTATTATCAAGTCCCCTTTTTATTTTATTAAAACCGTTTACATTTACTATAAAGTATGATATAATATATCTATGAATGCACAATATAGAATTCCACTTGGCAATGGCAAAACTAAAGTTACCTTATGGACAAACTATATGAAATATAAATTCACCAAACCAGACCTTTGGTGGTTAGAAGATACACCTATTAAGGTCTTCCCTGATTGTAAACGTACCCTTGGAGAAAAATAATGGATGAAGTAATGAATCACAGAAAATTGATGAGTGAATACTATAAGGATGATGGTAGTGTCGCTAAAATATATCAGGTTATAAATGGAATGGATGGTGAACATTCATTTTTTTCAATCACATATAAAGATGCCAGTGGTATTCGAATGACAACTGAAGATTTTAAATTTAAATCTTTAAGATATGTTGAGGATGCAGCAGAAAACTGGACACTAGGAATTAAACAATTATTAACGGAGTAAGATATGGCCACTTTCGATTTTGGCTTCACGCTTGTAGATGAAGACGAATTAGATGTTGCAAAAGAAGTAGCAGCATCAACAGCCTCGGCATCAAATGCACAGGATAGGTTGGACAAATTGTTCAATGCTATTACACCTCTACTTAATAACTTAAAGGCTAATCCTGAAAAGGAATATATTAAATGGCCTAATAGAGTTGATAAGGTAGAAGCATTTGAAGGACAGATATTAAAAATATATAAAGGATAATTTAAGGATTATATTATGGTAAAGCGTAAGATGAGTGAAAAACAAAAAGTAGCAGTTGCGGCTAATTTAGAGAAGGCTAGAGCAGCTAAAAAGCCAGCTACATATAAAAATGTGGCACCAAATGTTATGGCCCTAGACGATGACCACGGACTATCTGTGGTAAGCGTTAAAGGATATATTAAGTCTTGCAAGGAAAAGATAAGTTTCTTAAAGAAGGCAGTTCACCGCAATGAGAAGGGAGCAATAGCTAAATTAGCTTCTATTCAAGCTTATCAACGAGGCTTAAACTCATACTTAAGAGAGGGTTTATACCCGTATGATTTTTATGGAGATGATGAAGATAAACCAATTCAACATATAACAATTGCTCCGGCATTTGATGAAGAAGGGTTTAGAAAATGATTGAAGATATTAATAAGAAATCATTTTCACGATTAGTAGAAACATATGTTAGAACTCACAAAGGCTGTCCATATATTGATGCTATTATAGATGTATGTGAGGACAATGAAATAGACTTAAGAGATAGTAAAAAACTTATATCCAAAGAGATTATTGAGCATGTTGAATTTGAAGCTAGGGAACTTAACTTACTACAGGGTGGTAATCCAACATACGTATTGCCAATATGAGAATGGATGGATATTCGGCATTTAAATTACATCACGCTATTAACCTCCATTTCAATGGAACTTATGATTGTTTTAAGTATAATTTCAAAACAAATATAACTGAAAAAACATATTGGAAAAGACCAGATAAATTTCAGTTAACTAAAATAGGAAAAAGATTTAAGAGTAAAGATGATATAATACTATACTTTGCAGCTCATCAAGTAGCTGGAAATAAATATAGTGGTGATATGCTTAGGGACGAAGAGACATACACCCAGTTTTTAAAACGTATAGATAGTATTAGTTATTTGTTTAAGAACGAATTAGAAGGAATTTCAGATAATGGATTTGATACCCTTTTGGAAATAGAAGAAACATATCCAAAAATTATCCACCACTATCTGGAAGGTATGGTCTCTTTGGAGACCGTATGTATAGTGAATAGGCTTACAGGTTTTATTGAGAAAGCCAACTTAAAAATAAGTGAGACCATTTTATGGCCTGACTTATATAAAAAAATATCTAAATTTCAATCATTTCTAAAGGTTGATGATAGTAAAATGAGGAAAATTATTTTAGATGTTTTTAAGTAAAAGCTGTTTACTTTAGTGAAAAGTATGTTATAATATATAATGATACAACGAAATATAAATTAATATAAATCTTTAAAGGAGAAGTACAATGAGTTTCGCAGACTTAAAAGCTAAAGCTAGTGACATGAGTGCATTAGTTGGTGCAGCTGAAAGCGCCACACAAAAACAATCATACGGCGACGACCGTATGTGGAAACCCACAGTAGACAAAGCAGGTAACGGATATGCCGTTATTAGGTTTTTGCCTACAGTCGAAGGTGATGATTTGCCTTGGGCTAAATACTGGGACCATTTCTTTCAAGGACCTACTGGTCAATGGTATGTTGAAAAATCTTTGACAACCATTGGTAAGGACGACCCTGTTTCTGAAATGAATTCAAAACTATGGAATACAGGCATAGAAGCCGATAAGGATATTGCACGTAAGCGTAAACGTCGTTTGCATTATGTGTCAAATATCTATATTGTTTCTGACCCTGAAAGTCCAGAAAACAATGGCAAAACATTCTTATATACTTATGGCGCTAAAATCTTTGAGAAGATTATGAATAGCATGCAGCCACAGTATGAAGATGAAACTGCTATTAATCCATTTGACTTATGGAAAGGTGCCAACTTTAAAATGAAGATTGCTCAGGTTGCGGGATTCCGTAACTATGACCGTTCTGAATTTGGTAAAGCTGAAGCCTTACACACAGATGATTCTGTTTTAGAGGATATTTACAATAAGGAAATTTCTCTTAATGAGTTTACAGATACGTCAACATTTAAATCTTATAGTGAGCTTAATCTTAAGTTGACTAGAGTTTTGGGTGAGGAAGTTAAAACTATGAACCGTACAGAAATTGATTATGTTGATGAGGATATAAAAAACGAATCACCATTCAATGATGGTCCGGTTGTTTCAGACCCAGTTGCAGTAGCAGCTGACCCAGTTCAACGAGCTGAGGCTGAAGATGATACAATGAGTTATTTTGCTAAATTAGCAGCTGAAGCTTAATAGTTAAATCTAAGAACCCGCTGAAAGGCGGGTTTTTTATTACCCAGCGTCAGTTTGAAGTGTGAAGCTTTTACCAACAGCATCATATAGATAATTTTCATCAACACCAGTTTGATAATTCATAATAGTAAAATTTTGATTTTGCATAAAGGACTTGGCACCCCAGCCTAGCTGACGTTTTGCTTTTGCTCTTATAATTTCTGATTCATATGAACCACCAGCTGCAATTCTACCTTGTGCAGCATCATCTGACATAAAGTCTTCTAAAAATTCAGCAATAAAAGCAGAACGAGCTGCTTTAACTCCATTTGCGTTCCATTTCTCTTTAGTTATGGGGTTAATGCCACCTTCATCAGACGCTTTATAAAAACCCTCTAATGCTGCTCTCATATTTCCTTTATTCATGGAAGTGACCAAAGTATCAGTTCCATCTTCTGACATTTCAATACCAAATACTTTTCTTAACCAATCAGGCATTAAACCTTTAGCCCAATTTGCTATTCTACTTGGAAGACTGGTTATCCAATCCCATACACCAGCTCTATAGTCTGCACTTGTAAACATACCTTTGACAAATTCAAAAATATTAGATATTAAATGCCAAGGCATTGCTATTATTTTACGTATAAGGTCCATAAAACTAAACTCTTTAATTATATTAAGAATCTTAACACCTAATCCATCACCAATAATTACACCATCCTCATCAGTTTTTAAACCAAAAGCTTTTTGTATTAACCATACAACAACATTCTTAACTACATCAGCTAATCCACCAATAATATATCCCCAAAAACCACCTAATGTTTCACCAATTATATCAAACCAATTAGAATCTTCTTTCATAGATTCTTTTTTACCAGCTTTAAATGCCTCAAATATACCAAAGATTAATGTCACAGGCCATAAAATTCTTCCAATAAGTTTACCAAAGGTTGCACCAACTGTTTTTAAACCGGTTGTTAAACTTATTCCTGCAGCACTTGCCAAAAATTTCACTATAGCTGCAGATAATTTAAAGAAAGGAGCAACTATTCTGTGAATACGATTTAATCCACTCCTAAATCCACCTTTCACTTTTGTTTGCCAATTAGGTGCAACAGATTGTGAGCCACCATGTGGACCACCTTTAAAAGTATTTCCAAGTGGCTTACCATCTACTCCTAAGCCAGCCATTCTAAAAATTCCTTGTTGAATACTAGTCATCCTTGTATTCAAACTAGTCCTAATCTTAGTCCACATACGAGGTACCCAACCTAATGGACCAATTGGTTTACTTATTCCACCTTTAAAAGTATTGCCAAGCATCTTACCATCAGGTCCTATACCAAATACTCTATAAGTTGCAGTTCTTATGCTTTTAATTCTTTCAAATAGCAAATTCCTTATATGTAGCCAACTAACAGTAAGTCCAGCAAACATACCTATTCTAACTGACTTCCCTTTGCCACCCCTTTTAAATGTATTACCAAGTCGTTTACCGTCAGGACCAAAACCAAATGCTCTATAAACAGCAAACTTTATACTTTGCATTTGGCCTTTAATAAAACCTGTTAGTTTAGCCCATTCCATTTTAACAGCCTCTACCATGTTAACTTTTGCTTCTTTAAGTTTATGTATTGCAGCTAGTTCTATTGACCAGGCTTTCATCCAAGCCCAAGTACCTCTAACTCCTTTCAGCGCTTTTATGGCCCATAAGTTAAATCCTTCTGAAGCAGCCCATAATGCAATAAGTGCAGCTGTAATAAAAGTAAACTTAGATTTTTTCCATGCTTCTCCTAACGTTGAGGTTTCCTCATCTTTTTCTTTTATCCATTTGCCTTTCCGCAATGCACCCATACCCAAAAATGCAGGACTTGGTGGTTTCTCTCTTCTATCTTCTTCTTTATCTCTTTCACCTTTTAAATATTTTCTATCAGCATCACGTGCCTCTCCTTTCATAAAGTCAACAAGGCCTGTAACAGCTTTTAATAAACTAAGTTGATTTTTTCCTTTAGGTGCATCACCTGTAACTCTATCAGATAATGTTTTTGCTTGGCCAGCTAAATACCTACGTTGAAAGTCTTGTCCTGCACCAATAATACTAGAACCTTGGTCAAGCACACTCTCATTTTGACCCATAAGTAATTCTTGGCGCTTAGCTTCTTCAGCTTCTCTAAGTCTATCACGTGTGCCCAGCTGATTCTGCTTCTTGAGCTGATTTATAATTCCACTTAATTTGTCACTATCTGTTACTGCCATTTTTTATCCTGTTAAATTCGCTGGATTAATTTCTCCTGCTGCATTTCTTTTATTTTCATCTTCAACATGCTGGTGAAGTAAGACTAAGTAAATCTCCCTCTCCCACGGTATCATATTGTTTATATCTTCTAAACTAAACTTATGATGAACCATCATATTAAAATTAATTTTCAAATGGTTAGATATATTGTCATGGGCGAGGGTTATGTAAAAAAATCGACTAACCCAT